GTCCATTTCCATGCCGGCCTGACTCAGGCCTGCGTGGAATCTGGGATTCTATCCCGAATCTCAGAGGCTACGTCTTCAAAGACCCTCACCGACACGCCCTTAAGCGTGCCGGCCCACCTCTTCAGAGAGTCAACGCCGCCCTTCACACTGAGTGGAGGGGCGGAGCGACCTTGAAGAGGACGGAAGAGGGCCTTTGTTCTTGTCTTTTCCGGTCTATCCGTGCGCCGCTTTCTCTTGAACTTGTCACCTTCAAGGAGAGCATACTGGCTTTCAACCAGCATGTTCTCGAAGATGACCAAGCTCGAGAGTGGCACCTCAACCCCAGAAGGATCCTCAAGAGGATCCTGGGCAACAAGCCGTCTCGCAGCGTGATAACTGCGAGGACGACTCGGTTCAGGTACCAAGGCGCGCGGATAGAGGCCCTCCTCTCGGAACGGCTTCTTGCCATTCACACCCCTCGCTACGGTCCAGTCCAAACCGCGGGACACAAGTGTCCCGAGTCTGGTCCGAACAGAGCGAGGGATGGCAAGACCTCTCCCTGTGTACCCCAAGCCCCCGACCTCGACAGGCAGTCGAAGGCGTGGGTCTCTGGCAGACCACGGGAAGAGAGTCTTCATAACTCTTTCCTGCCTACGCAGATACAGGCTGTCACACCTGTATTCTGCCGCGACCGGGGCTTTGAGGCCCGGCGGTGGACAGGGAGGAGGAACGAAGACTGCCGCTCCAGATTTGTCTTCTCCTGGCCAGGCTGCGACCTCACACATCGTCCAAGCCGACGACGACGTGAAGGTCTTAGACCTGTTCACCTCACCACCAACGGCGGCGACGGCCCAGGCGTACTCATCGAGCTCGAAGAACTCGGTGACACGACCGACCGCGTCGTCACCATGGTGGCGAGACTTGGAAAACGCACGGCAACACCATGCGTTGACCCAAGAGAGAACGACAAAACTCAGAGGAGTGCCCATCGGACTTCCCCTCCTGGCCAGCCACTTGTGAGTCTTCCACTCCCAAGTAGTTGGCTGCTCCAGACCGAGGCCTTGTGCTGCAGTGATGAAATCAGATTCTCTGATAGCACCACCAGCGTGAAGGCCCTCGATGACTGCTGCCACTACAAGGTGGGACAGTCCGTCAGTGGCCGACGTGAGGTCGGCACTGACGAAACTGTGTCCACTCTTGTAGCGGAGTCCACTTGGTTGCCCGTCAGGACCGCCGGAGACAAGCCAATGCCCAGGCGCGAGCATTGGTCTGGACCGACGGATCCAGTCCCCTTCGACGAAAGTCAGAGCGTCCGGTACGCCAACAACTCTGACTTTGTTTCCGGGGGCAGCAATGCCTTCCATGCGAGACCTCGGACCGAGACCGGAAAGGTCTCGGTAACGACGCAAAGCAAGGAAGCCACTGCAACGGTAGGCCAAGTGGATGTCGTCACAGGTTGGACCGGTCTCAGGCGCAAGAACGACGGCAGATTTGCTGAGAGCAAATCGACCGACGGAGTCTTGCGCGTACCGACTGAGATCAGCGCGACGAAGCCTCCTCTCAACCACCAGCTTGACAAAGGGGTGGTCGGAGGAGCCGGCTTCGCACGCACAACCTATGGCGAACAGCAAGCCATCTATCCCGCCTCGAGTGGCTGGCCACTCGAAGCAGGACGATCTGGAGGAGGGGAATACCCGTGGTGGAAGTGGGAGGCGTCGTCTTCCGGCAAGAGAGCCGGAGACGAAACGCCTGACCGCGTCAACCACGGGTACCGATGTGGGATAACTTGTCTTCGAAACCTTCATAGCCTTCTCGCACGCCGCGTCCACAGAAGTGGGGCGAGGAAGAGCGCGAGAGAGGCGACTGAAGGCGAAGCCGGCGCGACCATCTCTGTCAGCCAACTCGTTAAAGGCTTCTACGACGTCCTTGCGGATAGCCGGAGAGCGACCTCCAACGGGAGAGCGAAGAGAATGGGAGCGCACCGAGTGGGCGAGGAGCTTCAACTCCTGGGCTACAAAGGCGTGTCCTCTAGAGGACGCGGTCTTAACAACCCAGGTGTGAAGCCACCAAGCACCACGCAAGTTATCCCAGCCGGAATGGACAAGACCGCTCCAGCAAGCTGTCCAAACTTGCTGGAGTGGAGACGGTTCGCCTCCGCGGTGTCGGTTCACACACGCCTTTCGGGATGTGTGAGACGGCTCCGTGGGATGGCCCACAACAAGCGACGGTAGCCGCTTGTAGGTGTTCCTGTTCCAACGGG